CTAAGGTTCTCAGATGTTGCGGCGAGCTTGGTCGTAGCGCCTACGCCCGTTGGCATCATCGTGCTATCGAGCTTGCCAGCGCTGTCGAGAGCGACAATCTTGCCAGCAGAGCCCGCGCCTGCTGACGTTGTTGTGCCTTCGACTTCGGCAAGTTGTCCGCTATTGTTCTTTATGTACTTGTCTGCCATTGTTTACACCGTTGTGATTGTTAATTCAACATCTACGAAGAGTTGCGTTGCGGTCAAAGCCCGACCCACTTGCACCACGATAGCCCCGCCTGTCGGTGCTGTCTGTGTTAGTTGTCCATTGGTGCTCAGATACACAGGGCCTTTTGTCCAGTTCCAGTTTGCATCGGTCATCGGGCCAAAGGTCTTGACTCCCACCTGCTGGCCTGATGATGCAGCACCGAGTGTGATGCCGACCACCTGAGCAGTGGCGATGCTTGCACTGCTGGCATACACGGCCTCACCTGCAGAGTTCGTAGTGACGGCACGCAAAGCCGAAAGGCTCTCACCTGCAGTCATTGACAGATCCTGGCTGACAGCGACTAGGCCACCACTCTCGACATTGAGTGTGATGGTCTGATTATTGACATTTACGATCGGCTCGTCATTCTTGACATTCACCACAAGATCGTTCGTGTCGATGTTGACCACGTTACTCACTGGGTGACCTCATCAACCACGTTCACATAGCCCCTGAGGAGCTCAGAAACCACGCCAGAAAACGTCTGTTCGAGTGACCATAGATAAAGTGTGCCTGCTGTCAATGCGCTCGTCTGTGCGCCTGTGAGGCTGATGGTGAAGAGACCAGCTGCAGCATTGACCGTCGTGCACGTCATGGTAGCCACGAGCGTGCCTGTGGTCGTACGCACCTGTGCAGCGAATGAATAGCTGGCGATGCTGGTGACGACATCATTGACCTTGTAGGTGATCGTGCGACCGAACGCAGCACCCTTGACAAGATCGATGTCAACCCTTGCACCAGTGTTTTGTAGTGTTTCCACCGTCTCTCCTTGGTGATCTCAGCAGGGGGCCTTGTGACCCCCTACTCAAATCACTTGATGAGATTGCCACCCAGACCACGCTCGGCTGCGGTGTTGATACCGTCGCCGTCGTAGAGGAAGGCCAAACCAGCTGCGAACGTGCCAGCAGCACCGTCACCAGCCGTGATATCAACATCGAGGTAACGCTTGCGTCCCTGCAGGCTGACAAAGAATGCGAAGATCTTGTCATCATCAGATGCCGTAGGCAGTGCCGATGTTGCACCTGTCTCTGGATTGAGAGACGTGCCATACACCAGACCAGTCACATCCGATGGGCTTGCCATGCCGGAGTCATCAGACTCACGTACCTTGAGCACCGCCATCGTCGCATCGATCGACCCGAGATTCACATAGATGGCCAGCTTACCAAAGCCAGCCGTGTCGATGGCTGTCGTCGTAAACGCAGCATTGTCCTTAATGGCTGCCGGTGGGCAGAAGTTGACAGCCTTAACGCCTTGCAAAAAATTCATAGTAGTCCCTTTCGATTAGGCGTTCTGTGATGAGAATGCAACGATCGGGCCCGTCGTGCGGGTCGATGCCGTTGCGCTGTAGTTGCCGACCTCGTGCACGCGGATGTCCACATATTCGGAAGCCTTGACATGGATCGTGTCAGTCTGGAAGCCGAGGCTGGCATCCTGACGAATCGATACGGCTTGGCGATCTCCCATGGTCGAAGCCAGGGCGAGGTTGCCAAAGTATGCGAAGATCTGAGAGTTACCGTCTGCCGATGGCATGACGTCCACGAACTCGACAGGGTAGCCGAGGAACCGCTGACCGAATGACGAGGCTAGCTCGGCAGCTGTTGCGCCGCCCTGAGCATAGGCCAGACGCTCGACAGTTGCGCCAAATGCCACCTTGTTCATGTACCACTTCGAACCAGCCAGTGCATAGGTCGGAACCTTGCGTGCTCCAGCTGTGAAGTCAGTGATGACGGCTTCGCTGAAAGCATTGCCACTGATGACTTGCACGGACCCAGCCTTTGACTTATCGGCGTCGGTCGTCCATGTTCCGCCACCGTCCGTGACGACTTTCTTGATGCGACCATCAAGGCCGAGGATGCCACCGTAGGTGGATGTTCCGTCGCCCAAGAAGCCAGCCGAATCTTCAGCCTTGGCAAACTGGCGAGCTACCGATTGCGCGAACTGCTGACCAAGTGATACGGTCGAGTTTGCAAGCAGCTCCTCAGAGATGAGAGCATAGCTGGTGAGCTTCTTTGCAGTGAGCACGATCGAGTCAAAGCTCATGTCAGAGGCTGTGTACGTGCCACCTTCTCCGATCCATGCAGCAGAGACATCGTCGCCAGTGCGGAAGATCTTGAGTGTCTCCGAGCCCATGCCGACGACGTTCGTGTTGCGACGGAATACGCCGTAGCTGTCTTTAAGGTCGATGATGAATGATGCCACTTCCTGCGGAACGAAGAGGCCACCAGTAGCATCATTACTTTGCGTGTGGGTCTTGTATTCCACACCAGTCACATCAGCATACTTCTGACGTGCTGCTTCGCTGTTCATGCCAGCGATGAAGAGACCAGTCACGAGTGACTTGTACTCTTTGTCGTCGCTGTTCTTCTTAGCTGCAGATTCACCGACCTTGATGTCGGCTGTCTGTGGAAGCTTGTTCACTGGCGTCTTGATTTCGGCAGAACGCTTGGCGTTGGCTGCCTTGATGGCTTCGAGGCTCTTGAGCTCTTCAGCCTGATTGGTGAGGCTCTCGATTTCGCTGTTGAGCGTCTTCGCTGCCGTCACTTCGTCCATCGTTGGCTCGGCCTTGGCGAGCAGGGTGTCCAGCTCGGCAGACTTTGCGACGATGGCGTCGTTGATCTGTTGGATGTTCATGGTTTGTTGCGTTTGTTGATAAGATGACGAAGGGCCTCCATCTCCATGGCTGCCTTCGCACTGACAGGTTGCGCACCATCGATCAATGACTTGATCGACTGGGCTGCGCTGGTGAGGGTGTCCATGAGTTCGGTGAGGCGTGCCACGTTCGCCGACGATAGCGTGCGCCCCTCCTTTTGACGAATCTCAGCACGCGAGTTCAGCCTCGTGACAAGACGCTTGATGTCACTGCCGACATCATCTACGTCGTCATTGAGTCCCTTCGCACTGATAACTGCCGTCATTGGGTTTGCACCGAACAGCACAGGACTCCACTCGTAGAGTCGTCCTTTGACGAGTTCACGGCTGCCGTCTGTGGCTAGTGCTTCCTCTGCCACTGTGTAGCCTATGCTGAACTCGTCGATGATACCGTGCTTGATATTCGAGAAGGTCTCACGACCTGCTTGTGTTTCAAGGTTGAATTGTCCCTTGATGTATAGACCACCAAGATCCCGCAGCTGCATCGGCAGCATGGGGTCACCTGGCAGCAGTTCCTTGGCTTCGAGGGTCTTTGCTACTGGTGTGTTCCAGTCGTGCTGCCACACACCTTTCGGCATCTTGTATGCAAGTGAATCTGCAAAGAAACCGAACTTGACCCTGTCACCGTAGCTATCGACGTTGTTGAAAACACTCACGATGGCTTCGACGATACCGTCGTCAGCCAGTGCCTTCATCTCAGTCGAATATGATTTGCGTTCAATGTTCATGGATACTCCAATCGTATGCACAAACCTACTGGAAAAAACAAGAAAAATTTTTACACATTATGTACGTGTGGCCCGTGCGAAGCATCGGCAGTTTACAGCGTTCCAAGCAGACAGCCCCGGGCCCGATGGGTATGGCGTGACCTCGCCACCGACGGTAAAGTTGCCGTTCGCATCTTCGAACGTTCCGTGCGCTGCGTCGTGCTCAGGACGTGCGCCAGCCAGCGCAGCCCACTGACGACGGATGCCACCGATCTCGTCCCAGACGTTTTTCTGCACAGTCCCCGTGGTGGCCGTGGCCGTCGTCCGTGCGATCAGCTCGGCACGGGACTGCTTGACCGTGGGGATGACTGGCATCTTGAGGCTTTCAAACTTCTCTTTCAATAAGCCGGATAGTTCACTTTCAGATAGCCGAGGGTTATTCACGATGAGCTCCTGCACTTCCGTGCGGATTGTGCCCACGCTTTCAGAGATCATGTCAGCACTTCTTTGCATCCCCTCACGTCGCGCCTTGCCAAATTCACCCTCTGGTGCATCGCTATTGACCTCCTCAGCTGCCAGCCTCAGCACCAAGGCC